ATGTGTATTTTCTTTAAGCATTTCTATAAGATCTTCTGCCTGTGCTTTTATTTCTTTATTAGCCCACCTCTTTGACTTAGCATTTAATTTGTTTCTTAGCTCACTATTCATTTTACTTGTAAGCTGATCCGGTATATTTATTGTGCAGCCTTGACCGAATAATTTACACTGTACTTTACTCATTTAAGCCTCTGTGTCTATTCCTAAACTAAACTCTAAATGATGACCTATATATGTGCAGCAGTCGCTAGCAGTTCCTTTATAGGTTTTTGTACTATCAACTGTAACCCATACTACATCTCCAGCTTTTATAGCTATATCAGGCTTGCAAAAAACTTTTGGCTTAGCCTGTATAGGATTAGTTGTTGGAGTTTGTTTATTAGGATCGTCGTAGTTTATTTTAGTAAATGATATTCTACAAGGAAGATTAGACATACCTTCAACAGGTAATAGAGCAGTTGTTTTTGTACCATTTGGCTTTACAACAGTTTGATTTCTATAAACTGTCATAGTGTGCTGATACATTATTTCAACTATACTTTTAGATTTTAATATTATAGACTGTATATTCATCTATTGGTACATCCTAAATCTTTGTAGAGTGTCTTTATATTTATACAAAAGATCGTCCATTTGTGGAGCGTGAGTATAGCCAGCTTTTGTGTCAGAGTCTGCGTCAAGTCTAACAGTTGTATCACCTGTTGTTATTTCTTTTACAATACCAGTAACTACAGGATCTGCAGCTTGAGAAGATCCGCCACTTTCTGATGGATAAAGTGTTCTAAGTAAATCAAGCGCTAAATTAGCCCATACATATTTAAGAGCATTAGGTACTCGAGGAATTCTACAATAGTTTTTAATCCATTGTTCAACTTCCTCGAGTGCACTTAGAACTTTTGTATCGTCAAAAGTTTCAGTAGTCTTTTTATGAGAGGCTATGTAAGCTTTTAACCAGGCTAGATAAGCCGCATCGTTCATTAGTGCCATAATTGCTCCTTTTTATTTATTATTAAGCTTCAAATTGTGCATAAAGTGGTATATTAGCAGTGCCCATTGTTATTGTAGCACCGGCAGCATAATCAGTTCCTGTACCATCTGCTTTAGTGTTCCACTTAGTGAAGTTCTTTATTACTCCGCCAACGTCTTTAGTAATTCCTGTTCCTGCAGCCGCTGTAGTTGTTGCACCTTCAGCAACTTGTACTGAAGCAGGAGCTGTTCCTGTTCCACCGTTTACATCGTAGCTAACTGTATGATTAACAGTTGTGTCCCAATAAAGGTTATAAACTGCGTCCATATTTTGGAATGATGGAAGAACTATCTCACTAACACGAGTAACCTTTGTAATGTTAGGCTTCATCTCAGTAAATACTGTAATACCAATACCTGTATCTACAAGTGAGAAGTCTACACCAGCTACTGAGTAAGAGTCTGCTTCTTCAGGAGTTGTTCCAAACATAGTGTTTCCTAAAATATCAGCGCCTAAGAAAGAAATGTTTCCTTCTTGTGGATAATAGAATTCAGTGTTTCCTACAGTTGTCTTATGGTTTTGTTGGTCTACACTAATAGTTACTCCTAAATAAGACTCGATGTAAGATTTTGTTGCTCCTTTGCTATAAGAAACGAGGTTAGCAACGTTGTTGCCGTTCATATTTCTTTGGATCTTTTGATTTTGAAGCATATAATTAAATGTCTTAGCTCCCATAACGAGTTCAGTTATTACTACACCATCTTCAAGTGCATAAGCTATCATATCTTCGCAGTCACCAAGTGGGTCACTGTTAGCTGTATCACTCCAAGCAGTAGTTATTTGCTTTCTATTATGAGCAGTCCAAGTTCCGTCTGGATCATAATTATAATTATGTGAAACAAAATCTCCTGAGTGGCTTCTATTTGCAATAGTGAAAGCTGCACTTACTACAAGTTTAGCTCTCATAAACTCTTGAGCTGATTTTGCACCATAATAGAGTTGTAATCTATCATTGTAAATCTTATCAATGAGTTCCTTTGCAAGTTGAGACTCTCTTGATCCGTTCATAAAGTCTTGTACTTCTTTCATATTGAGTAAGTCTTGACGATCTTGCTCATAGAGAGCCATTTCTTCTCTGAAGAGTGGCATCTCAGTTTCTACTTTAGCTAAGTCTTGTCTATCTCTTACTGGAATAGCAGCGTCAAATGCGCCAGGTTGTAAATCGATAGGTAAGTTATTGTGTCCTTTGAACCAAGCAAGATTTAATCCTGTTTGTTTCTTTGCAGGAAATCTAGACTCGAAGAATAAAGGTCTTTTATTCTTTATATTTACGTCTTGCATATAAGTTGTAAGTGCTTGAGCACTAAACAAATCCCATAATTTAGCCATAATATTTAATCCTCCTAATAAATAATAATAATTAAACGAACTCAATTAAAGGCATTGCTGCTTTTTGAGTTGGGTTTGGAGCTGTTGGCATAAGGTTAGTTCTTACCCAACCGTGTCTAACTATAGCTCCCATTTGGTTTCCATCAGTAACATCTACTGATTTTCTAACAATACCAGTTTTTGTATCACCGTTACTGTCAGTATAAGTATAGATAGTTCCTGCTTTTACAATTTTTCTACCATCTACAGTTGTTGCAGCTGCATCGTCTTTTTCAAAAGTAAATGCTATAGAAAGCACGTGCTCTGGAAAAGCTATGATATCTGCTTCAGTTGTGTAGTTGGTTTTCTTAAACTTTACTGTTGCCATATTTTTATCCTCCTATGGTCTTATTTAATTCCTCTGATCGCCTTAACTATATCAATACTAGCTTGGCGGTTTTTTTGTTCGTCAGTTAGGTTTGGTTGTCCTGGATTACTTCCTGCAGCTGGAGGGGTTCCTAAAATGCTGTTAGGTGTTTTTTGTCCGCCATTAGCTGGCTTAAAGTAGTGAGGGCATTTTTCTCTTATCTCTTTGTCTTGTTCTTCAAATCCGTCAATTATCTCGCCTTTTTCATTAAGTGTAAGCTTTTCATAGTTGAAACTTCTCTTTATGTCGTCTATATTATATACAGACTCTCCATACTTAGAAGCAAGTGCTATGTCTTTTTGCATACGCTTAAGTCCATCAGCATAGTCTTTCTTTGCCTTTGCATTTTCTGCCTGTAGTATTTCTATATCAGCTTTAAGAGCAGCATTGTCTCCGGCTTTTTCAGACAAATCTTTAAGTTGAGCATCCCTAGTTGCAATATCAGCTTTTAACTGTTTATTCTTGTCTAGTTCAGCATTAAATGTCCCCTTTGGAACATAGTCCTGGCTCTCATTGATATTGTCAATGATAGTCTTGCATTGGTCTTCAGTAAAACCATTCTTAACTAATAAATCTTTTAACATAATTTCTCCTCGACTATTTATGGTCTGGTCTCGACCGCATATTTGGATTTATAGTCTCCATAGACTAATCTATATTTTAATATAAAATTATAGAAAAATCAAGATACTCCAGAGGTTATCTGGAGTATAAATAGTAATGTTATTTGCCTTTCTTTTTCTTCTTTTTGTTTCCACAAGCCATAATTAGCCTCCTTATTTTTCTCTAAACACTGTTAGATCTTCTCTTGTGTCTATATGCACAAAGTTATGTTCAGTATCAGCATATATTCCTAATCCTTTAGCTCCAAGTCCTGCACATATAATAGCTAGTTTTGTTAGCCCAACTCCATCACATCTTATATCTGCAGCTTTTCCTTGACAGTGATAGCTATTACTAGCTCCTCCGCATTGCTCATTATACTCTTTTGTCCTATAACCACTTAAAATGTTTATAGGCTTTGCCAGGTATAATCTTACTCTTTCAAGTACTTCTATAAGATCATCGTCAACATATACATCTTTACTTCCATCTTTACAAGCAAACTCTTTTACCTTAAAATGCTCGCTAAGTTTCTTTTCTCCGTCAGTATCTAAATTATACTTTTTTACCATCATCTTTAACCTCTTTTTTGTCAGTTGCTTTAATTATAGTAGATAAAATAAACTCACTTATTCCTCCTAGAACACCACCACCTAAAATACATTTTTGTAGATCTACTTGCTCAGC